TAACGCTTGCTTTAAGGACTCAATGCTTATGACTCTGGGAGCACGCCACCGCTTAAGAGCACGACCACCCTTGTAGTCGAATGCTTTAAACTTGATTATTGCGATTTAATCATCTCCATTTCTGTATAATTATCTATACAAATACTTTTAAAAAACATAAACTACGTTTTAACGTAAATTCTATTTACGAAAAACCACTTTTAAGTGGTGTACCCCCAAAACAAGAGTGTCTTTCAAAATGCTACAATTTTTCTTGAAAAGAACCTGGGGATACCCTTAAATTAGATACATGAAGGACGGTTACATAACATCAAAGCAATTATCTGGCAAAGAAGGTTTAACTGGAGTAGCTGCTCGTGAGGCTGAGCAAGAAGACCGTGAATTTGATAAAGTTATCCTAGAAATGGCTGCTGAAATACTAAAAGAAAAGAAAGAAAAGAAAGAAAGTAATATAAAGAAAGAAAAGAAAGAAAAGAAAACAGTTGCTAACAGTTAAACAGTTATATGCCTTATGTCTTCAATTTCAATAGAGTGGTTAGCCCAATTGCCTTATGAAGAGCAAGAGCGAGTACTCTCTAGGTTAGCTTCTGCGGATGAAGAACTATCCCCAATTGAGATTAATGGTAAAAGGTTTTATATCCCCACCGAGGTTATAGGATTGATTGATTCTCTCTGGGCTCAATTAGGAAATACAGACCCCTTCCCTCAATCAGGATGAAGTCAAATACCATCAAAAAAAAGGAACATTTTGTTTATGAACACATTTCTGAATTTTATAAAGACCATCCTGATATCACCCCAGTAGAGGACTGGAGAGATGGCAAAGAGGGAGATTGGGTATGGAGTGACGATGGGAATATCCTTCAATTACTCAAAGTGAATAGCATCTCTCATCCAAAAGATTCAAAAAATTATAAATATGCAAAGGGGTATGTTAGGACTGTTGTGGGTACTTTTATTATAGATTCTAAGAATTTCATGGATTCCGATTTTACAAGACATCCGAATAGATATACTTTCTCTAGAACTATCACTAATCCTAATAAAAGAGTAAAAGAAAGAAAGAGCGTTACTAATAAAGAAAAGTTATTTGCTACAAATGTAGCCGTAGGGATGGGTGCAGTTAAAGCTTATATGGATGCCTATGAAGAGGATTCCCCAGATAAAGCAAAAAGAAAAGCAGTCGTCCTTTTAAAACAGGAGCGTGTAATGAAAGAAGTTGAGAGGGGTGTACAGGATATTGCTAAATCTTTAGGGATAAACCATGAGTACATCTTAAATAATCTAAAAGTCTTAGCTGAAACATCAGCTGATGAAAATATTGCCCTTCAATCCTTAAAAGAACTAGGTAAGGCGATAGGGACTCTAGGAACTGGCGTTAAGAAAATAGAGCAGGGAATTGTCGGAATGTTTCAAGGGTTCTCCCCTGAGCAAATAGAAAAAGCGGAGAGAAAGATTCTTAGCTCAGGGAAGGAGGTATAATGGTTTGTCCACATTGTACTTCTATGTACACCAAAAAAGATGGTAAGGGGAAAAGCAAAGACAAGATTTTCCAAAAGTTCAAATGTAATTCTTGTCTAAAGTATTTTTCTATAGTCATAGATACTGAAGTAAAAGAATATAATAATCCGACTATTAAGCCTGGTGAGATTTTTTCGTATGCTTCAGAGGGTGTAATTCGTGTGCATTGCCTTACTGATATCCACGTAGGGGCTCATGAGTTTGATTTCAAGAAGTTTAGTGAGGCTGTCTCGATAATATCTAAAGACCCAAATGCGGTTTGGTTTGGTAACGGAGATTTAATTGAATTGATTCCTCCTCACTATAAAATATCTCAAAGAGGACAAGCAATCCTTCCTGATGACCAGTATCTTGCTTTTCTGAGATTGGTTGCTCCAATCAAAGATAAATGCTTATTTATCCGTGGGGGCAATCATGATTTTCTCCGTAGTTTTAACATACTAGATTTTGATGTTTGTAAGACTCTTGCGGCTGAATTGAACGTACCTTACTATCAATATCCAGGGTATTCAAGAATTAAAGTTAAGGAAAAGGAATGGTTTCTTGTTAGTGGACACGGTAAAAGCTGTGCAAAAAATGGCGACCTCGAATTGGATAAATTGGCAGCTGTTTACTCCGAAGGTGATGTATTTGTACTCGGTCATAATCACCAGCTCTATGCTAAACCTGTTGATTCGATTATGGTTGATGGCGATGAAGAAGCTCTTAAGCGTCGTTGGTATGTAAGGGGAGGTTCTTTCTTGCGATACGCTGAGTATGCACGATATTCGATGTATCCTGTCATAAGAACTGGATGGATTACTATGGAGTTTTCTGAGGGTAAGGTGAAGTGCTGGGAAAATTAAATGTATCTTAATGATGAGTACAAGCCTAAGAAAAATGGGAAAAAGACTAGGCAAGGAGAAGGAAGATGTTCAAAGTTTGGTATAAAAGGAAGTAAGAAGTATTATCGTAAAAAGAAAAGAGGACAAGGATGAGTAAACATCCAAATAGAAGCCCTATAACAAAACATCATCTTATACGTTCAATAAAGGGTTTGGTGAATTGGTCTCAAGTATCAAGTTTAAGACAAGATGATTTAGAGAGGGTCTTCGAGGATTATATCGAGTATAAAAAGGATATGAAGGGTTTTAAGAAATTCATAGATGGCAAATATAAACAGCCAAAACGTAAACGAAGCCGAAAAAGCACTACTCCTAGCGAGTAAAGATTTAATAGCGTTTGGTAAATTATTCTTACCAGATGACTTTATGCGCTCTGAGACTCCAGCCTTTCATTACGAGATGGCTGATTCTATTGATGATAAAGAGGTGAAGCAGCTTGCTATTATCTTACCCAGAGGGCACGGTAAAACTGTCCTAACCAAATGTTCAATCATTAAAGATTTTGCATTTTGCCCTAAAGATGATATGCATTTCTATGCTTGGGTGTCTGCTACTCAGAAATTGTCAGTAGGCAATATGGATTACATCAAATATCACTTTGAATACAACGAAAGAATAAAGTATTTCTTTGGAAATTTAAAGGGTAGAAAATGGACAGAGGAAGATATAGAGTTAGAAAATGGCTGCAAACTTATTTCAAAATCTAATGTCGCGGGAATTCGTGGAGGAGCGAAACTCCATAAACGGTACGACCTCATATGCCTTGATGACTTCGAGCACGAACAAAACACTATCACAGTTGATGCTAGAGCTAAAAATGCTAATCTGGTCACTGCTGTTGTATATCCCGCTCTTGAGCCTCATACTGGTAGGCTCCGTGTTAACGGTACTCCTGTTCATTATGATTCCTTTATCAACAATCTTATCATTAATTTTGAACGTAATAAAAAGAAAAAAGAAGAATTTGCATGGAAGGTAGTCACATATAAAGCCATACTCCCAAATGGGAGTGTGCTTTGGCCTTCGTTTTTTCCATCTAGTAAGTTAGAAGAGAAGAAGAAGTTTTACAGAGATTCAGGACAACCTGCGAAGTTCTTCCAAGAATATATGATGGAAGTTCAATCAGAAGAGGACTCTGTATGGAGAAGACAACATATAAAATATTGGGAGGGATTTTATGAAAACGAAGAAGGCGTTAACTATATACATATCGACGGGGAAAAGATTCCTGTTAATACGTTCATCGGTTGTGACCCTGCTACTGATATTGACACTAAAGACTCTGATTTTAGCGTTATTATGGTTATCGCTGTGGACGTTAATAATAATCTATATGTCCTAGAGTATGAAAGACATCGTTCTATTCCAACCATAGGGGCAAAGGGACAAGATGGGGAACCTATAGAAAAGAAAGGTGTAGTAGATTATATTATAGAACTTTATAACAAATATCATTGTACATCTGCTACGGTTGAAGATGTGGCTATGAACCGTTCAATTTTCCAGGCATTAAATGATGAAAGAAGACGTATAAATCGTTTTGATATTGCTGTAATTCCTGAAAAACCAGGGGGGACTAATAAAAGAAACAGAATTTATAGTGGTTTAAGTGGTAGATTCAGTATGGGAACAGTACATATAAGAGAGAATATGTTTGATTTAAGCAACGAAATACTTACTTTCGGCCCTAGAATGGCTCACGATGACACCATTGAAACACTTTATTACGCAAATTTGCACTCATTTCCACCTAATTATTCTCAGAATAAAGAGAAAAAGTGGTTTAAACCAGTAAGAAAAGCAAAGAATTGGATAGTAGCATGACGCAAGAGAGCTTAAAGCAGAAACAATACAAAGGTTGGTTAGATTCTGATGTAGATGATACAATCTCGTATCGTGAATATGTACCTGGAGTTGATGAAAAGGGAGGTTATAGTAAGTGGTCACCCCATCCCAGAGCAAACGTTATGACTAGAGAAGAGAGGAAGCATCATAGAGATAATCAAGGGACTCGCCGTACATCATTACAGGCGATGGAAACATACTCAGAATTGTGGAGACGACATTATTCAAAGTTTAAAACCCACGGATGGTCTCCAGGTGGAGAGAAGGGTACAGACATTAAATCTCTTCAGTCAAGATTATCAAGATTAGGATATGATTTAGGGCCGACTGGAGTCGATGAAACATGGGGAGATTATACAGACAAAGCTTATAAAGAATATGAAAGAGATTGGTTTCAAGGATTTGCCGCTGAAGAAATTATAAAGAAAAATACTTATAATAAAAAAGTAAAAGATTTTTTAAAAAAGAGACAGAATTCTGTAGAAGATAAACTTATTGACTCTATGAAGAGTAAGAGCAATTATTAGCTTTGATTAGCATCCCACAAATACAATCTCTTGTAAAGCAAACTTGTCTAAGGATGGGGACTAGATTCGCAACTGACGACGCAGTTCAACTTGTTGTTGCGACTGGGATTGTAGAAAGCAGATATGAATATATTCGACAGTTAGGTGACGGGCCTGCTAGAAGTTTCTGGCAAGTAGAGCCCGCAACCTGTGTAGATAATTTAATGCACTATCTTAAACATCGCCCAGGTTTAATGCAACAATGTGCAGCTGCTAGTTATGTAGATGTTAAACATTGGCAAACCTTCGAGGAATCAACATGGGGAGAAATATTGGAAAGAAATATAGCTGCTGGTATTGTTCATTGTCGTTTAAAGTATTGGAGAGTTCCTAAGAAGATGCCTAATACTATAGAAGGACAAGCAAAATACTGGAAAAGATATTACAATACAGAGCAAGGAAAAGGCGACCCTCAGCATTTTATAGATGTCTGTAGAAAGTATTTAGTATAATGGCAAGAAAAAGTAATAAAGTAAAAGCAGGAGAGAACTACCAACTTTGGAATAAGGCTAATACGGCTCAAAGAGGTAAATGGCAATTTGTAGCCCAGAGGGGTTATGATTTTTATTTAAATGAGCAACTGACGACAGAGGAAAGAAATGGATTGAGAGAGTCAGGAATGCCTGATTTTATTATCAATAGAATCACTCCAATAGTTGAAATTATGAAGTATTTTGTAACTTCTAATAACCCTAGATGGAAGGCTGTTGGTTCTGAGGGCTCAGACACAGATGTTGCCCAGGTTCATTCTGAGATATCTGATTACTGTTGGTATTTGTCTAATGGTAAATCTCTTTATTCTCAAATAGTTTTAGACGCTCTTACCAAAGGGATAGGATATTTTCATATAGATGTTAATTCTGATGCTGATAATGGTAGAGGAGAAGTAGAGTTTAAAAGAATAGACCCATTTGATGTATTTGTAGACCCTGTTTCTAGAGACTTTTTATTTAGAGATGCTGGTTTTATTACTGTTAGAAAAGTTTTATCTAAGGCTCAATTAAAGTTATTACTTCCTGATTATTCCTCAAAAATTGAAAGGGCTACAGGCTCTGTGAGTGTTTCTTCTTATTCTGAGACGGATTTTAGAGACAGAGATAGTATTGTATCTGAAGATATTGGTGGAACTTTTAAAACTTCTGGGGAGGATGAGGATTTAATTTCTTTCTTTGAATGCTATAAGAAAATTAAAGTTCCTTATCTCGCATTAATGGTGAGAGCAGTCCCAACTCAAGAAGAACAAGAAGAAGCCCGTGAATTATTAACTGTTAAAATGAAGGAGTTTGAACAAGAGGTTCAGGTAAGTCTTCAGGAACAATTAACCGCTATCCAACAATCATTAGCTAATGGTGAAATTATTGAAGAGAGAGCTGTCCTAGAATCCCAAAAAGCACAAAAAGAGGCTCAGAAAGCTATTGATGAACAAAGACAGCGGGTACAGTCTGAGGTGCAATCAAAGTTAGAGAGGGTGGAAAGAAAGGTAGTATCAAAACGAGAATATGATATAATGTCTGAGAACCCTAGCATTGAAGAAAGAATTGTTAGTGCAACTCCATTCAATAAAACTCAAATACAATTAACTTGTAGTTGTGGTGAAGATACATTTTTATATGAATATGTTCTCCCTTTTGAACACTATCCAATAATTCCTATTCCATATACATACACAGGTACTCCATACCCTATGTCAGCAGTTGTTCCTTTAATTGGCAAACAACAAGAAATTAATAAAGCTCATCAAATTATGATTCATAATGCTAATTTGGCATCAAATC